CCTCCTTGAGATTCGCGCCAGCCTTCGCCAGCATACGCAGGAACACAGGGTTATTGCCAAGCTGATTGATGGCAGCCTTGTCGTTCCTGTCGGCTTCGTCCACGAGCGCGTTGAAGGCCTTCTGCGCCAGACCGATGTTCTCGCCGTACTTATCGCCCCAAGAGGTCTTCAGGGATGTCTCAGCCTGCTCCTTTGTGGTCGTGGCTCCCTTGACCTGCTCGCCGAGGATGCCGGCGTACTTGTCCATAACGAACTGAACCTGCTTGTTGCTCATGCCCTGAGAGTGACAGGAAGCAAGGAAACTCTTTTCAGCCTCCTTGTCTATCGTGACTCCCTCAGGGAGCTTGTAGTCGAGCTTGTATTCGTCCGCAGACTTGGGCGGCGCCTCTCCAGCGCCGAACCGCTTTTCCAGCTCGCCGTAGCTTTTAAGCAGCGCCTCCTGATTCAGCGTCCCGTCCTGCTGCCGGAACTTCTCCGGTATCTCCGGCTTCGTTGGGTCCGAGCTTCCGCTGCCTGCTGGCTGCCCTTCCGGTGCGCTCGCCGAGCTTCCGCTGCCTGCTGGCTGCCCCGAGCTCAGAAGATTGTCCGTCTGTGACGGGTCTATCTGTTGCTGCTGATTCGGTTCCGGCATTCTCTTCATCCTCCCTGGATTCGGTTACGAGCCACCCTTTTGGGGTCATCTCTCTTTTTATGATCATGCGTTTTCCTCCTTGTCTGCCTCATCGGCCTGTTGAGCGAGGCCGCATTTGGTTATCAGAAACGCTACAACTGCCCTCTGCCCCTCTTTGAAGGCTGTCTCATGGGAATCGCCTTTGACATAGCTTGGACGGTCATAGAAAAGCCTTGAGAGTTCATCAAGGACAGCCAGGCCATCCTTATCCTTCTGGAATATGCGCTCGTAAATCTTGGGGTCGAGAGCCACTATGCAGCCCCTTTCTGAGCGATTTTAGGCGCAACGGCCTTTTTCATCTCATGCTCCTGCATCTCCTTCTGCTGCTGCGCCAATGCCGCTTTCCTTTCGTCACGAAGCTTCTTGACCGCATCTTCGTCCCTGAGAAGGTCTGCCGGTACTCCAAGAAGGTCTGCCTTACGCCTTTCGGCCTTGTCAAGGTCGTAAATATCGAGGACCTCTGGCGTCCCTGCCTGTGCCTTCGCATAAAGGCCTGTCTCGAACCTTTCAATAGCGCCGATATCCTCAAGTTTCTGAGCTTTCGCAAGCGGAGAGGCGTACCTGATAACTGACGTCTTGCCTTCTATCTTCTCGGGCGGCTTACTCAAGGCCTCTGCCCTGAACACGATACCGAAGCACCTGGCTATCAAGGGCTGAAGGAACTCGACCTGAAGCCTTCCATACATCGGCCCAAGAAGCTGTCTGACGAGCTGTGTCCTGATATGCACCTCTGTTGCCGTCATTGCCGGGCCGTCCTGAGGCTGAAGCTGGTCAGCCATCAAGAGCTTACGGATAGCGGTCTGAAGGCGCTCAATCTCGAGCACGGCAATATCGAACTTGGTTCCCGGATTCAGCGGGAAGAAGCTGTCCTTGCTGGCAACGGCGATAACCTTTCGCGGCCCGACCTTGACGCTCTTGGTATTCACTACGCCATCGTCTACCGCGCCCCACATTCCCGCTATGGCCATGTCTGCATTGGAAAGAACGAGCTTTACGACTTCGTTGACGGTCTTTATGTCGGGAAGGGCATCATCAACGGGCCCCACGGAATAGACTGAATCCGGTATCACCAGCCAGCGCGGGACCACAACGGGCATTTCGTGATAGCCGGAGATACGAATTGTCTTCTTGCTCTTGACCTCGATATGCTCAGAGGCTATGGGAAGCTCAAGCGTCTTCGGGTTTTTGCGCGGATAGATGGCCTGGACGAAATCGAACGTGGTATCAGGCTTCTTCTCGACAGCCTTCTTTATCTGCTCGCTTACCTTTTCACCGTATTCGGCTATGGCCTGCTCTGCGGTAAGGGTGAAAACTCGGTAAATGGTGTCTATCATCCCCTTGCCAGTAGAATCCACGCAGTAGCAGGAATGCAGCGGCCACTGCTGGAAATTATACGGCTGGCTGCTGTCTTTCGCGCCCTCGGTTATATACATCGCGAACATACCGGAGCACGCCAGGTCGATAAACGACTCAAAGGCTGCAACATCGTAATTAGAGGCATGTATATTGCGCCAGATAGTCTCTGCCGCGCCGTCCAGCCATTCCTTTGCGGCCTGGTCCTCATCGAGGTTGTGAATCTCCAGACCGAACCATTTAGAGTTTGCAGGAGTAAGACCGCTCATAAGGGAAGCGGCCAGGAGCCTCACGGCATCCTTAGCGGTCGAATCGTATATGCGGGCGTTCTTATCATTCGCTGCCGCCCTTTGGGACTCAGCGGAAATGGAATCGTTACCGAACTTTTCACCACGAAGCGGATAGGTGTACTTATAGGCTTCCTGCCAGAAAGGCTCAAGCGGCCTTCTCTTGGCCTTGAGCTCGTTAAGTCTACGGATGTGGTCCTGTCCGGTCATGCTATCCCTTTATGCTCTTAAGGCGCTCTGCTGCTTTCTTCTCAGCTTCGTCTATCTTCTCAGCTTCTTCAGCGAAGTCGATTTTATGCTCAGATACATCGGTGAAAAGCTTTAAATGCCTGCCGAGCTTCTCAAGAGCTGCTATCTTGTCGTGAAGCTTGAATCTTACGGAGCCGCCAAATTGTGTCGTCGTCTCTGATATCTCAGCTACGCAAGCGGCTTGTTCAGGAGTGAGCTTTAAAGAATCCTTGAGAGTAATTCCACCAGGGCTCCATTCAGCGAAGTCCTGCATATTCGAGAAGCCTATCTTTGCAAACTCCTGAAGCACCCTTTCAGCGGTTATATCGAGCTTTGCTGTGCGCTTCTCTAAGGCCTTCTCGATAGAGTCCTTTACCTTGACCTTCCTCAACAGGCGACTCGCCTGAGATTCAGCGGTTTTCTCGCTGTATCCAGCTCGTATCGCCGCTTGCTTTCCGTTCAGGTCTATCAGGTACTCATGTACGAATAGCCTTTGCTGCGGAGTTATCCCATCTTTGGGGCTCATGGGGGGATTGTAAGGGGGAAGAAAAGGCGTGTCTACGGCACAGTGTGTCAAAGTGCCGGAAAGTGTCGGGAAGTGTCGTACTAATTTTGAGTTACAGGTATCTCTTGCGCCTCAAAAATCCACCAATCACGCCCACCGGGGTCTTTTTCAGCCTTCAGTTTGCCTTCAGCAATCCATCTTCTGATTGTGTCTTCGTGCTTACCAAAGTGCGCTGCGGCTTCCTTAACGGACATCTTTTTCGACATCCGGCTCACGCCTCCTCAATCGTAATCGGGTACAGGCTCTCGACCATGCGCTTCTTGGCGTTGTACGATTCAGTCTTCATGCCCTTCACATCGACAAAGGCCACCGTCCCGTCAGCCCTGAACTCCTGAAAGTCCACGACATACCGGACGCCCCCGGGAAGATGAAAAACAACCTGCCTCAGGAAGAAGACCACTTCGCCGGCGCGCTGCCTAATCTTGAGCTGTTCGTAATACCTGGCCTCTTTCTTCGAGTCAAACCGTATGCCATCGGCCTCTGTAGGCTGGGCTTTGAACTTATGGAATGCGCGCCTCATGCCGCAACCCCTTTCGATGCGTATTGAGCGCAGGGGCCCTCGTCAGGATGGACCGCAAGGTACGCCTGCCTGGGCTTCTGGCTCTTGTCGTTCGCGTAGTAATTCACGGTATGGACTATGCAGTGATAGCCCACAGATGTCCCCTGGATTTTCGTGGGCTGTCTCATTCCGAGACAGGTGTTACAGCTATGCGTTTTTTCACTCATGGCGATCTCCCCTGCTGTTCTTTCAGCTTCCTCATGCGCTCTTCAGCTTCGCGTTCGCGTTGCTGTCGTTCCACTGCCTGCTTACCTTCTGGCGTGGTAGCTGGAGGCCCGTAATCGTCCTCCCAGCCTTCGGCATTGAGCCATGTTGAAAGGTGAGGAATGTACTGCCCGTTATCTTTCTGCCACTGCTCCGAGGTCTTGGCCCGCTCAATCGTGGAGAGCATAGTCTCTATGAGCTGCTCGCTCGGGTTTATCTTGAGCCAGGTTTTCTTTGCCTGGCCTTTTGATACTTTTTTTGGATACGCCTTCCAAACCCTCTCAAAATCCGCGCACGCGGGATTAGGGATAGGATTAGGGATAGGATTAGGGATAGGATTGATAGAAATGTTCCCACCCGTACTAAACTGCTCTAACTTTTCGCTAACTACTTGTTTTTTATAGAGGTAGATGTTTAGGTACTCTTCAAGGGCCTCTCGGGGCGGTTCCGGCGTCTTTCTGCGGTGTCTCTGCTGCTTTCCATCATCATCAAGGTTCGTGCCATTGCAAAACTGGTGTCCGTTCCAGGATGTGAAATACCCCCAATGCCGTTCTCCGTCTTGCCATAGGAAGAGCATCCCGGCCTCAAAGTAGACCTTCAAAAGAGCCTCGACCTTTTTCAGGGTCATGCCCTTCATCTTGGGGTATACAAGGCCCAGGATCACATCAAGGTCAGCATTAAAGCAGCCCCAATCATCAGCCATAAGAAGAAGCCTTGGCCAATGAAGCTGTGCGTCAACGGGCAACTTGGCAAGCGACGGCGAAGACCAGATTGAATCCTTGATTACGCGGTTCGACATTCGGCTTCAGCTACTCCTCGAATATTTCCATCTGTATCGGTTTGCCGCCTCTGGCAAAGTGTTCAAAGTACCCTTCCGGCAGTATCGTTACCGGTGCACTCCACCCCTCCGGCAGCTCCGATGTCAACGGACAGAAGTCATCGGGAAGGGGCCTTAGAGTCATAGTTTTCCATCCTTTTTTAAAAATCTCTGCTATACTGTTTTTTACTTCCGAGACGCCCCACCTCAAGACCAAATCCCAATTCTGCGGCAAGGCTTCAACCCGATTTTTCTCATGATTGGCCCCGCTCACGGAGCGCATTCATGCGGCACTATTATTGTTATTATTGTGGCAAAACGACCGAAAGCGATCTGACGATAGAGCAGGGTCTCAGGTGCTCCCATTGCTACAGTCGGGCCTTATTTGAATTTGAAGACTCGGATGGAGATATGCCTCCGCTCAGCCATTGTGCGCGCGTAAGGGTCTTGCTCGTTGTAGTAAGCGCCGCGATTCACCTCAGACCATCCCCTCCGCCGCCTTCAGGTCTTTCATTTGCCCTTGCTCCTGTAGTGCTTGAGCACCTTAATAAGCTCGGGCAGGGTGTCGAGGTTGACGTTGATTTCGTTTTTATCCTGCCGAATAGTCAGGATATTGCTGCCGCGGTACTCCGTGATTTGCAGTGCAGGCTCGGCCACGCCGCTTTCCTTGTCGGTCTGCCATATCGTATGCTGCTCGTCGCCGCGCTCTAATGTCTCTCGATTTATCATCCTCTCCCCCAAAAATGACTTGATTTTTTGTAAGTATTTATGATATTATTAATGTTGCATTCGATGCCCCATTAGCTCAGTTGGAAGAGCAACCGTCTTACTAATGGTTAGGTCGCCGGTTCGAGTCCGGCATGGGAATTTAACCGCCTCACTCTGCACAGAGTGAGGCTTTTTTAATTTCAATCCGGGTTCATTTATCACTATCACTTTCTTCAGGTCCTTCAGAGTCCTTTTTAGGGACTTTTGGGGACTCATCATAAAGCATCGAAATAACTAATATTTTATACAGGAACACAGAGGAACCTAAATCTCCTGTGTGCTCCTGTGACTTTAATGTCAACTGAACTCAAGAAAATTGACTCCAGTTGACGGTCGACCTGAAAGTCCATGAAATAATGTTTCAGGTCGCTTCAGGTACAACCAGATACAACCTTGTTGAATCAGGTTGTATCTGGCATGCCCCTTTAATCCGGCACCTTGCACAGGTCCGGGTTCATCTCGCGGTACTTCTCAACCCTGAGAATAAGCCCATGTATGCCGGCCAGCTGCTCCTTCGAGGCCCCAAGCCTCTCGCACTCCTTATAGTAGAAGCGGAGCGTTGCCGGGACTGCGTTATCCTTCGCAAGGAATAGAAAGCCCTCTGCATCATCGATGAGCTTGTTCGTCTGGTTATTGAATGCCGTAAAGGTGTACTTGGTGTCGATAGGATGACCACCTACCGTATAGGCCTCTGCCTCAGCCTGCGCCTGTTCGTGGGCCTCTGCCTCTCCCTGCTTCTCTATGTCAGCCATATCTCTTTCGTCCATCTGCGTCCTCCGCGGATTCGTATTGGTTAAGCCGTTGCGCTGGGCTGTCTGCGCGGGGCCTTCTTTGTGGGCTTTTCGGGAGTGGTGTCGT